AGCTGCAACTTCTAGTTATCTACAGCAAGTTATATTACAGCAGACACAAGATACACCTATAACTATAGATTTTGATGTGGATCCTGATGCTTCTAGAGCTATGATAGGGTTGTTTGGTACCCCAAATCCTTCGAACACAGTAACGGTAAAAACATATTCACAGATGTTAGATTCACAATTGGGTGCCACAATGGCAGATATGCAATTGGGCAGTAATAGCCCTTTCGTGACTAGTCCATATCAGAACGCTAATATACTGACGCTAACTCAGTCTATAGAACAGAATCTACAGAGTCAAGGCACGTATTCTTCTATATTACCAACGATGCTACGTAATCTTAAGGGTGACCAAGTTATATTCCAAAGCATAGCACAAACATTACAGAGTTATCCTGTAGTACAATACGATCAATATCAAGCTTCCCAATTGGCGAATCCAAGTACTAACACCTCTATTATACCTGCATCGAGTTTAGATGTGTCGCCCCCTCTTAATTCATATTTAAATGATTATGCTGATAGATACTCCACAGCTTACGCTGGGACATATCAACTTGTATCTGGCATAAATGCTGTAGAGGGCGATATAAACAATGTATTGTCACAGTATTTTAATACTGCCATTTCTGAATTAAATATGATAACATCTTTATTAAGTGCTGCTCAAACACTGACGAGTTTGACTAGATTACAGGATATGGCTGATGATTTATTAGGGTTTGCTTTCGTAAGATTACAATGCGAAGCTTTTACATTTATGAGTTTATTTAATAGACTTATGAATATAACTGTTATTCCATTTCAACAAGCTAATGGCATTCTTCATAAATTATCTTCTGCAATATCAGGCATCGCTTCAAAGTTAGGCACACAAACAGTAGGTGGATTAAAGGGGATGATTCAAGGGAGTAGCTGTTCCACCAGATCTAATTCTTCTGTTTACGCGCAAGTAAGGGGCTTACAAATCCCGGGGCTACATAACGTCACAGCTGGGTTAGCATCCTTAGGTTCACATTTAGCTTGGGCTGAATCAGAGGTAATGAAGGGCGAAGAAGAACTTATGAAACAGTTCCGTAGGTTATGTGAACGTAGAATAAATGCTTCTGGTGATATGTTAGAGCTAATGTGTTCACTTAAATCTATACAAACATTAGTATCCTTTGGTAAGGCTATCGCCTCTCAACCACAAAGTTTAGCGCCAACCCAACAAACACAACCTAGCACAATAACTAATATACTATCTAATATTAGTGTAGGTACCGGAACTACATATAGTGTTAGTAATGGGTCAGTTATAGCTTCTCCACCAAACGTGCCCCCAATACCACCAACTGTCGCTTCTGTGTTCGCAACCGGTGGATTAAAACAGCTAAATCTGTCTAGTTAGGAAATCAATGAGTAATAGTAAAACAGCAAATACATTAGATATTGAAAAAATAGGACGTCAACAGCGTTTAGAAAATTGGTTAGAAAGAGACCAATCTAAATCTATTTCGTCCTTCAAACGCCGTATAAACGGAAAGACATTAGAGCCCTTTGTGGAAGGTTTAGGAGATAGGTCCAAGATGAAGATGCCTCTTCCTTGGAGACCTATGTCTACCCGTTCTGTAGAAGATGAAAAAGCAGCAGATGGTGGAAGGGCTATTGACCCTTCATCAGCTTCTATTAAGCTAGCCAAGGCTAGTGATTATATGGGTACTTATCATGGCCACAATGGAATCTTACGTCCAGAATATGACATGTTAGAACCATTCGTTATTGCTGATACCGAGGTATACGTCAAGCAAGCAATCGTTCGTAGACAAGCTTTAATGTTCCGGAATGGGTTTGAATTAGTTAGTGACTTTGACAAGGATACACAACAAGGACAAAAGAATGTAGATTATATACAGGCTCGTTTTGATGTAATGGAGTATGTGACAAATAGGGCCACAGAGATCTTTCTAAAAGACATTTTGTATAATCTTGAATTATGTTCTAATTGTTTTCTGCGGAAGATTCGTGATGAGAAAGCATCGCCCGGTGTAAAGCAAGATAATAATAATAAAAGAATTCCTGTTGCTGGGTATCAAATCATTCCAGCACATCAAATAATGCCTTATCTAAAGAGTGGTGTTATTATTAAGTGGCGCAGATACTTCGATACCGGTATGCCATTCGAAGACATCCCTCTTGAAGATATTATACATTTGAAGTGGGATGTTAAGCCAAGTCACATCTTTGGCACTCCACGTACAATTGGGGTTAGAGATGATATATTTGCGCTTCGCCGGTTGGAAGAGAACATAGAGCTCTTATTTATAAACCATCTATTTCCTTTATTCCATGTAAAAGTTGGTAATGAAAAAGCTCCGTGTACTTATACTTCAGACGGTAACTCAGAAATAGATCTAATCCGATATCAGATCGAAGCCATGCCAAAAGAGGGTATCTTCGTTACTGATGAAAGAGTTGAGATAGAAGCCGTTGGTGCTAGCGGGGAATCTCTTGATACTAAGGACATCATTACCCATTTAAAGGGAAGGGTGTTTACAGGTCTAGGGGTATCCCCTTTAGACATGGGCGAAGGGGACTCGGCTAATAGAGCTACCGCTGATAATATCTCCCAGAATCTGAAAGATGCTATAAAAGCGGATCAGGAAACATTTGCCCATTTAATTCGTATCTGGATATTTAAAGAGTGGTTTCTAGAAGCTCCTTATTCATTGTCTGTTCAAAGAGCTGTGGCATCTACTCATCTAGCGTTCCATGAGATAGATTTGGATAACCTGATTAAAGAACAGAATCATATTATCCAGCTATACACCAACCATCTTATTACCGAAACAGAAGCTCGTAAGAAGATACATAAGAAGCCTATGGATAACTCCATGCGTAAAGAAACCCATTACAAGCAGCACATCGTTGACTTGGTATGGGAAGAAGCTGAAGCTAAAGCTGATGCCCAGATTAAGATTACCGAAGCTCAAACTGAACAACAGAAGGCTTTACTTACCCATCAGACTAAAGAAACAGAAAAGGGTGCTTCAACTCAAATGTCTCTATTAAAGGCCGAAGCCGAAGCAGAAGGAAAGAAAGCACAGGCCCAAGTAATAAAGGCGGAAGCTCAGCACAAAGTCTTGAAAGCTAAGACTGCCCATGCTATAGCTACTGGTGGTGGGAAGGCTGTGAAGAAAGCCACACCATCAGCTAAGACAACTAAGAATAAGAATATGCCTACTAACCAACATGGTACTAACCCCGGACCAACGAAGGCTAAAAGCTCTCTGGAATTCATGAAACTCCTAAAAGATAGGCTAACAGAGCTTCGATCTAACGTAATTAACCTTGAACAATGGTCAGTAGTATCAGCAAAAGTGATAGATGATTTAAATTTGGAATTTGAGGACTCCCAAACCATTGATGACACAGAGAATTCCTATACTAATCAGATACGAACGGGATTAGATAGACTAAAGAATATAGTTGGACTAACCCACGACCCAGAAATCTTAAGTATCTTGTTAGACAGCTGGCTTGAATCAGAGGAATTAGAAGATGTCGAACACACAGCGGTGGAATCAGTTACCGGAAGGCTGGAGGACAGTGAAGCACCCAACAACGAGAGTGCCATTGGACCAAGCAATTCAGAACCCAGCGATAATCCCACGAGAGGGAAGACCAACAACGAAGACTCCCTTACCACAGTCGAATAGAATAGTTAACCCATTTAAGGAAAAGTAATGTCTTGGATCCGTATGAGGGACTTTGTTAGTGGTCCCACAAAGAAGATAATTAGAGTTGATAACCATAAAGTAATGGATTCAGAGAGTAAATCAGAATCATTACTTATCTATGTAGCAGCTACACATGCTGGCATAGTTAATGGTAACTCTCGCTTTTATCGTCCCGACAGGATGCAGGAAAGCACAACATCTTGGTTGCCTAAGAATAGATTTCCAAAGCCAGTACTAATAGGACATAACGAAGACGGTCAGGTTCTCGGACGTGTAATGTCAGCAAGATATGTCGACGAAAGTCATAAATATGTTGTTGATTTTCCTACCGTTCGAGATTCTGTATTTTATAAATCAGCAGCAGATAAAAGAGTTGGTTTATACGAGTCTATAGATTGGATAGTTGATAACCTACAAGAGCAGGATGAATACGCAGGCTTAGGTTATATAGAATTAGGATCAAAGATTACTAATCCAGAGGGTATTCAAAGAGTTCTTCGTGATGAGTACCTTACAGTCTCAGTAGGTTTCAAAACAGATTCTGCTATTTGTAGCATTTGTCACACTGATTGGGCGCAAGAAGATAAATGCGAACACAAAATGGGCGAATTATACGATAAGAAGAAAATGTTTATTATCAGCGGTAGATTTGAATACGACGAGCTATCGTTTGTGAATTTCCCTGCTGATCCATTTGCTGGCGTAGTCTCTAAGGATAAGCTGGCTGATAGTCTATCGAAGTATTCACGAGAATCGTGTTTCTTCATGGGCCTCTCCACAAAGGAACGTAAGTCCTTAGGTGGAGTTAAGATGACCGACAGTTTGTTAGGTCATGATATCGAATTCGAGGAAGACATGGCTATTTCAGTAGTGGAAGTAAATAATATCGATCCGGTTACCTTCGAAGCTGAAATTAAGGACGATGGGTTGGTTTCAGAGAAAGCTCAAGAGCTGAAGAAGAAGCTTCAAACATGGGAGCCAGAGACTGATGAATTAAAGACTAAGAAACGTTCCTTAATTTCAACATTGAACGCAAGAATTAAGAAGAACAGCTGGGATAAGAAAACAGTAACTGAGACACCAACTACAACAGCTCAACAAAGCGGAGAAATTGAAGCAGCTTTGTCTGAATGTAAAGCCTGCCACACCACAGATACAGATAATGATACACCACCAGAATGGAATATGGACGAGTTAACTGAAGAAGATAAGTTATTCTTTAGTGACGTCGATGGTATCTATGCTGAGATGGAAGTCGAGATGGACGCGGCTCTTGCTGACGGCGAATTAACAGATATAAAAGACGCCAAGCTTAGTTCTGAATCACGTAACAAGTTAAAGGGCGGTTCATTCTGCGGTCCAAATCGTAGCTTCCCGGTTCCAGATTGTGCCCACGTAACGGCAGCACGTAGATTAATCGGAAGAGCTAAAGTATCAAGTGGTACTAAGTCTAAGATCCTATCTTGTGTGTCTGGTAAATCTTCAAGAATGGGTTGTGGTGGAGCAAAGAAAGACTCTACTTTAGATTCTCTAAAAATGAAGAGTCCAGACTTGTATCCTCTTGTAGCTGAACAGTTTAGTGACTCTGAGCTTTCTAAAGAAGGAACTGCCCCAGGAGAAATTTGGCAACATTACGATGGTCTACAAGGTTGCTATAAGAAATCAGATCCAGAGTTACGACAGAAGATGCGTAATCTACATTATGCAGTAGGCGAGCACTGGGATACCACAAGTTCCGTTGAATACTATAAAAATATATTGAACAAGCAGGATATGGTAGTTCTACCTAAACAGGAACTAGCTGATAAAGAAACTGCTATTAATCAACTAACTGATGAGAAAGCAGAATTAGAGAAGTCTCTGATTGCTTCTGAAGATGTTAAGGGTAAGCTCTTATTACATATAAAGAAGAATTATGCTACTCAGATAGTTATGTACCGTGTATTAAAAGGTTCAGATGGATTTAAGGATCTTACTTTAGAACAAGTATTAGCTAAGGTAGATGAGTTAAGCAAACGTCACGTAACATCCCTTAAAGATACCGTGGCAGATATTATGTCTGAGTTAAAGTGGAATGATGCTATAGTTTCCATAGAAGCTCCCCGGGAGGACAAGACCAAAGAGTCCGGACAAACGGTAAACGACAACGTGCAGGTGATAACCGAACCAACTTCTGGACCTGAAGTTAAAGATCCAAAGGTTGTGATGGCTGAGGCTTCTCGTAAGGCCCAAGAACTCCATGAATCACTTCGGTACATGACAGATCAGGAACGTAGAGTGTTCCTGCTTTCCCAAGGCTATGATATAGCCAAGGCTGCGAAGAAAAACTAACGGAGAATTTAGATGCCTTTCGATATCAATAATGGGTTCCATGGCGATCTGTTTGGTCGTGACCGTGTTGGTCATACCACCCCAGATGCAGAAGCAAGTGAATCGCTTCGTCCTTGGTTACCAGTTCCGTACCCCGCTCCTTACCTTCCAGCAAGACGTCAGGATCAAGGTCACCCAGTTCTTGCGAACGTGGTGTTCTCTAGCCAAAACTTAATTGGTCAGGACGCAAGCGGCGCATTCGTACCAGCAGGTTTATTCTGCGGACAAACAGCTACTAATGCTAATCACGCCACTGGTGGTGGTTATTGCATTCTGAAGTATAGCTCTTATGATGTAGGCTTTGCTTATAACGCCATGACTGGCAATTACGTAGCAACAGCTGGTGAAATAGCTGTTCTAGCGGCCCCAAGCAATGGAGTTGACGGTGACGTTTATACTTTCGCAGATGGTAGCACTTATGTCATTAGTGAAACTACAAATCATGATATTACTAACGCCCACGCTTGTACGTTGTTCCCAGCCGGCTCTGTAAAGCCGATTGGTGTAGCACTACGTAACGTATTCCAATACATTGGTGGTGTGACTATTTCAACAACCACCGGCGGTATGCACTACTGGCTAAATGGTATTATCCCAACTAAGTTCAAGGTTATGAACTATATGCATGAAATGGGAACTGCTGTTCAGACAAAGTATGTTCTACGCCTACCTTGGATTGGTGCTAATTTAACTGCTCTACAGACAATGGCGAACGCCGATGGTGTAGTTGGTTATACCCAAGGATTTTACAGTCGTTCATTTGTCCACTTTACCGCACCAGTTGTAACTACTCCTGGTGTTGTAGATGGATGTCTAGCATACGGTAATATGGTTGTAGCTGGAATTGGCGAAGATGCGGGCAATTATGCTGCATATAACGCTACTTCTGGTGACCCAATTACTGGCAACGCTAATACTCTACGTGATGTGTGTGGTCGCATTATTGGTATCCAGAATATGTATCCAATTCGTGATTATGCAAATCGTGTTCGTACCCTGTGGGATCCGAACCGTCTAGTAGGACCTATTCAGGATCCTAACCCAGCATCTATCATGATGGGTGGTTCCGCAACCGCTGGTATTGATTACCAGTTGAACCTTGGTACTGATGCGGCTTTCCAAAAGGCATACACCCAAGGTAGACCACTTCACCCAGAATATAGTACTTATGTGTTAGTTCACATATCTCTATAAGGCAGGCAAAGTGATGGCAAATCAGACCTTCATAAAGCAAGGCCGAGCAGTTCTAACACAGAATGGGCTTAGGTGTCAATTTCCTCGTGAGAAAGACCCAACAACCCCTTGTAATAAACTGCTTGTGAAAAAGAATGCTCTTGGCCAAGTCGCTGGTGCTTTTAAGTGCGAACGATGTGGCCAAGAGATAGTTGTTGAGTTGGCTGTAAAGCCTTAACCTATATTTATATACCCAGGAGGGTATTCACCCATGTCCAAGAACGTTATGGTGCAAGTAACTGACGAAGAACGGGCACAGTTCCGTCGTTTTGACACCATTTTCCGCGCTAACGGGTTCGACCCGGAAGAAAAGCGCCACATTACAATTAAGGATGCTATGGACATCCAAAATGCGGCGTTCATGATTCCAAGGGTAATGACCCAGATTGTCCAGGAGGGCATTGAGCCTCTTCTGATTGGTACCAGCCTGCTGCAGAAGATCGATTATGTGCCCGGCATGCAGACTGTTTTCCCAGCTATTGAACCATTGCATGCTGAAGAAGTAGGCGATAACATGGGTCTACCTATCTTCAACATCAACGTTGGTGGTGCGGCAACTTATGGTACAACCGTAAAGCGGCATGGTCTTATGTTGAAGATCGCAAAGCGCTACGTAGAAGAATCTACTTATCCGTGGATCAATATGTGGCTGCGTCTTGCTGGTAACGCGTTGGCACGTCACAAGGAAGAGTATATCTTCTCCTTTATTACACAACTTGGTCAAGTTGTATTTGATAATAGCGTTTCTTCACGTTTACCTTCTTCTCCAGTTCAACCTATCAAAGGACCTACAACCGGACGTAATTACAAAGGTCAGTTCAATGGCTCCATGGTTGTTGATGACATCTTTGATATGTACGCTCAACAGCTATTAAATGGTTTTATCCCTGACACTATGCTTGTACATCCAATGGCATGGTTGATGTGGGTAAAGGATCCTGTGATGCGTGAATTTGCTATCCAAGCTGGTGGTGGTTCGTTCTTCGCCAACTGGACAGGCAATGTAGCATCACAATCTAATATGTTCTACAACTTCGGAGGCATGGGGTATAGCACAGGTCAGACTGGGCAGTATACTCAAGGTCAACTAACTGGTGGACAGCTTTCTACTCCAGAGGGTGTCCCTTCACACATGAACTCCGCACCAGTCCTACCTAGTTATCTAGGACTGCCATTTAAGATTCTTGTTTCGCCATTTATGCGCTTTGACCCGCTTACACGTGAAACCGACATCTTGATGTTCAACTCGAAGAACCTTGGAGCTCTGATTGTAGATGAAGAGCCACATGTTCGTTCCTTCGAAGATAACCGTTATGGAATACAGGAATTAGGAATCGAAGAGACTTACGGTTTCGGTATCCTGAATGAAGGCTTAGCAATCGGCGTAGCAAAGAATGTTAAGATTCGTCCAAACGAGTTCGTCATGCCGGCTCGCAGTGTATTCAACCTGTCAGATCCAAACTCTGGATTCCAGGATATCAACACAACAGCTTTGTTCGGCAATGTGCCGATCGATGTCAACTCACAGTAACCATACTGACCGACTACAACCCAAAAGGCAGGCAGGTTTCCTGTCTGCCTTTTCTTTCAATGAAAGAGGAGACAAACTCCCATTATGTCATTAATTCAAGAACCAGAACACAAAGACTTAACAGGTCGTATTATATCGTTGAATCTACATGTATGTAAGAGATTCCAATGTGGAGGATTCGCTCTGGGACCGGCTCGTCCTTTTTCAGTGGTAGAGCCAACAGCCCAACAAGGAATAATACGTCAAGGATTAATTGATGGTAGGTTACTAGATATAACAGACCAAAACATACAAGGGGTTTCTATAGGAGAAACTTCACATAGTCCAGCTCATGTACTAGAAGAAAAAGGTAAGAAAGTATATCTTCAGATAAACCAAGACGGTAGTCTTACTGTAATAGCCCCGAAAGATGAAGCGGATGAAGCTAAGCGTGAAGAAGAGTTAGCTACTATGGGCGTACTTATAGTAAATGAAGATGAGGTAGAGGTAGCTAAATCTACATTTGATCAGTCAGGTAAAATAGACACGTCGGGCGCGGAACAATTAATAACGAGTATGGCTGAAGTTATTGATATGGCAAAGTCTAAACAATCTCATAATAAGGTAAATTAATGTCTACAGCTCCAACATTATTATCTGTGTCACCACTAGATAACGCAACAGACGTTATATTAGGTTGTAATATAGTATTGACTTTTAGTCAGCCTATAAATCAACTAACTGTAACTGCTGATACCTTCCTACTACAGGGCCCCGGTCAGACAACTATGATTGGTCCTGAACAGTTGGAATCTATCAATCCGTTATCTGTAGTTGGTAGAGAATATATATTAGGTAGTTTTAATTGGGACCCAACGTCGACAATACTTACGTTTGTTCCAGATAAGCCTTTACAGCCTAATATGCTCTATAATATAATGATAGTTGGAACTGGCGGCGGATTAAGTAAGAGTTATGTATCA